ACAGACCAGATCATTAACGGGTGATATTAAAGTAGTTATATTAGATGAATCGGATGGAATTTCAGCAGAAGGACAGCGTGCTTTACGCAATGTTATGGAAGAATATGCTGCTAATACCCGCTTTATTCTCACAGCTAATTATAAGCATAAGATCATTCCTGCTGTTCAATCTCGTTGTGTTAGCTTGAATTTCAATCATAACATTCAAGATGTCATTAAGCATTGTTTTGGTATCCTTAAAAGGGAGTCTATTGTAGTGCCTGAAGATCAGAAGCCGTTGTTTGTTGAATTAGTAAAGCATAATTTTCCCGATTTCAGAAAGATTATTAATGAATTGCAAAAAAATTCTATTTCTGGTACATTGAGTATTGTTAATCAAGCAACACAAAATGAATTTGTTAAAGAAGTTTTTGATAAGATCGGAGAAAATCCATTTGAATGCAGAAAGTTTTATATTCAAAATGAAAGTACCTTTCAATCAGACTATCATAATCTGATGAAGAATATGGTTCAGTTTGTTTATTCTTGGCAGAATGAACCAAAGAAAGCTGAAACCATTTTAGTTATAACAGAATACATGTATAGGCATGCATTTGTTGTTGATCAGGAGATCAATTTCTTTGCATTAATCTTGCAAATCGCAAAATTATAGTTCTTGGAAGCTTTTGAGATACCTCGCAGTAGTTGGTTGCTGTGCTGGTATCTTAATATTTTGGGTAGGTAATTTATGCTCAATGGAGGTAGCCTTACCTTCACCCCTATCAGCCTTAAATGATTCTGTTTCCTTTATAGAATACTCTAAAGGTTTAATTTGTGTTCCATTTGGTCTTACTAAAGAAGAGTCAAACGCGGGATAATTGATGCCATCGGTTTGCATCTGTTCAACACAACAAGCAGGAATCTTTGTATAGTGTGTATAACGACCACCGCCATTATCCAATGCAATGTCTAATGTGACATCACCTGTCATGGTATCAGGATTTCCGGGAAATCTGGGCGTATTATTATCTACAATACCAACAACACGCAAATGCAATTTCGAAGATTCCATTTCATCAAGCAGTTGTTTAATATTACCACCTAACATTTTATAAGCATCGTTAGTCTTAAAATTTTTAGCAAACTTGACATAGTCACCTACTAAAAATCCACCACGGGAATAACGGGTCAATGCTGCTTCAAAAATGGCATGAAACTTCTTCTTCATGCTATTATTTACTTAATTGTTAAATATTTTTATGGCGTCAATTAAAATAAGTGGATTACCTGAACCGAGGGTTCAGACTAAAGCATTTACTTATTCTGACCTGCATTTAGATTTGCAAAAAAAATATTTAATTAAAGATAATTTAAAACAACAACCAGAAATTAATGATTTGGTTTTGGATTATGATTTAAACGCTATAAAAAATTCTATTAGAAATATTTTTAATACTACGCCAGGTGAAAAAGTTTTAAATCCTGAATTTGGTTTAAATTTAAAACAATTTTTATTCAGTCCTATGAGTGATTTAGTTGCTTTGGATATAGCTGGTTTAATTAGATCTAAATTAACTTTTTTTGAACCGAGAATCTCATTGAATTATGTGAATGTATATCCAATGTACGATACATCAGAGTATAATATAGATATTTCATTTTCGTTACCCCAATTAAATACCCCTGCATTCACAATGTCGGGTGCATTAAATAGTATTGGTTACACAAACTACTAATTATGTCAATATCAAATTTTACAGAATTTAATTTGCCCAGAAATGCTTATGCTTCGTTTGACGCGGTTAGCATGAAACAATTGATTATCAATCGATTGAAAACAGCTGAAAAATTTCAAGACATTGATTTTGAAGGTAGTAATATATCTGCGTTAGTAGACGTGATTGCATACATGTACCATGTATTGATATTTTATCTAAATCAAACTTCATCCGAAGCAACTTTTTCACAAGCAGAATTATTTGAAAATATCAATAAGATAGTTTCTCTAATAGGATATAAGCCACATGGATACCATACGTCATCTATTACAATTAGTGAATTCACTGCTAGCTCAGATATTATTCCAGGTTCTTATCTATTGCCTAGATTTTCTTATATAAATGTAGACGGTTCAACTTATACATTTACAGAAGATGTATTTTTTGAGAAAACAAATAATGGTGATGAAAATATTGATAGTGTTACAAAAAATAATATTCTTTATCAAGGCGATGTAAAAGAATATCCTACCGAAACGGCATTGGGTGAAGCATTTGAAATCAAAACAATAACTGTTCAAGATTTGATAAACAATTCTGTTATTATTGATAATAATAATATATTTGTATTTGTTAAAGATTCAAATACAAATAAATGGGTTGAATGGAAAGAAGTTGATTCCGTATATGGTCAAGAAGCAACTGCTAGAGTTTTTGAAAAACGCTTTAATGAAAATTTGAATTATGAATTAAAATTTGGTAACAATGTTAATGGTAAACAATTGAATTTGGGAGACCAAATTGCAATTTATTACTTACAAAGCAAAGGATCAGCAGGGAAAATAGGGTCTAATTTATTAAATGGTAAGCAATTGTCTCTTTATAATACAAACAGATGGAATGAAATTTATAATGATATTAAAATATCTGCTGCTACAAAAATTACATCAAATGATTTGACTTATTTAAATATCAATAATGAAACAGCATCTACAAATTTTAAAACATATGAGTCTGCTGAAGAAATTAAGAAAAATGCGCCTCTCATGTTCATGTCACAAAATAGATGTGTAACAGTAGATGATTTTGAATCTAAAATATCATCAAAATTTTCTAATATTATTCAAACAACAAAGGTAGTAAATAATCAAGACTATACAAAATATTATTTGAAATATTTTTATGATATAGGTTTAGAGAGACCTAATCAAGAAGAAAGAGTATTGATGAATCAGGTTTTATTTTCTGATAGTTGTGATTTTAATAATGTGTATTGCTTCATAGTTCCTAAGTATGGATCTATTATTAATGAACAAATACCATCTAGTATATCAATTTCACAAAAACAAGCAATTGCTGAATCTTTTAGAGATATTAAATTAATAAATCAAAATATAGTAGTATGTGATCCTATATATAATGCATTTGATATTGGATTACCCTTTCCAGACGAAACAAATACTGAAGTTATAAGAGATGAAACAAAATTAAAAATTTACCGCGATCCCGCCTTTAATACATCAAAAGAATTAATTAAGAGTAATGTATTCAGTATTATACAAGATTTTTTTGATATATCAAATAATAAATTAGGATCTCTATTAAATTTGTCTCAATTGTCACAAGATATACTAACTATACCGGGTATTCAAAAAATTGAAACATATAGGAATAATAAAAATAATGAATTTTTCGTATCAAGAATAAATTTCGTAGTATGGAATCCGTTATATCCGGAAGTTACTCTAGAAAGCACATCACAAAATTATTCTTTGCAATATTTTCAGTTTCCGTTTTTCTATCAAATAAGTAATTTATTAAACAAAATTGAAGTAATTTAATGGATACAGATTATAGATATTTAAATTTTTCTGTACTTGACTATACAAATAGTCAAATTACTTCTGGCTATACATTGCCCATAACACCATTTACATTTATACCTAAATTTGATGCTGGTGATGGTCATGTAGTCTCTAATACTAGAATAATATGGGATTTTGGTGATGGTACTTTTAGCCGAGATATAACAGCAACACATTATTTTAAAATTCCGGGTACTTATAGTGTAAAATGTTATTTTTATGGCGCTAGCGGAATAGGATATGAATCTTCGTTTGTACAGAATATTCTTGTACGTGACTTTATTTCAGACACTTTAGTACTTTCTGCTAAAAATAACCCTATCATTAGAACTTCTAGATATGAATGCCCCTTTTTAATATCACGTTTTAATAGTTGGCAAACATATAATTCATTATCCAGCGAAGGCGCATCTATTTGTTTAGAAGTATCTGGAAATTCATCGCCTATTTTAGATGTAGAAAACTATTATCTGGATAAGTATGCTCATCTTAAACCCAGTGCAAGATTTTTGACATTGGATTATAATGAAACCCTTTCTGCTTATGATGCCATACCGGTAAAAATTATAAAGACACGTAATAATGTGGATTTATATGTAAAAATAAATAATTTTAATGATATAGTTTTTTGTAAAAAAGATGATCCAGGTTCTGTATTGGCGGGTACTTCTGGTCAAAGTCTCATTTATTACACAGATGATACAGTAAGGACACCTGACAACAAAACTATAAAACCAGCCACTATAAGCATATATTTCGATTATAATAATTTTTATGATATTGACAATATTAGATACAATATAAATGAAAGTTATTCTGTATTAAATGGTACCGCACAAGCAACATATTCGCCTTATATTCATTATATCGAAGAATTAAGTTGTGTATCATTTTCTACAAATGGTATAGACTCTGAAGGTAATTTTGATATCGCAACCTTCAAAATAGGTACAAATAAATATTTAGGACAGAAAATACCATTCGTAGCTAAGGTAAAGGATTATGAAAATTTTACTAGTAAGGCATGGAAAAAATTTACTCTTGTAAGAGATAATGAAGATATGACCGATAATTCAATTAAATTTTATTTGAAAGATACGGTTACCAATACAATAATACCATCAGCGTTTGATATTTACGAAGATTATGGAGAGTTTGAAAATTATGAAAGATTGGGCTTTTTTAAGGGTTATATAATACCCAAAGTAGCAAAAGATAACGTTTCACTTTGTTGTGACGTTAATTCAACTAGTGATAAATTCTTATATGTTGATACCAATCATACAATTATCACAAACCCCCAATCAACCAGCATCTATAAATTAGACTTAGTTCACGATTATACCACTAATATATTTGATGAAATTAATACTTCAAAGAATGTATATGATACGAAAACATTGTCTGGTATGTATGCTTCCATTATTGTTCCATCATATAAAAATGCTACCATATCACATACATATTGGACCATAGATTCTGATCAAGATTTAATAGCCAGACTTGAATTTGATAATAATGATGTAACTGTTGGAAAAATCCGTTTACCAGCAAACTCTTCACCTAGTCATCTAGCTGCCGATAAACACGGTAGTGTATGGGTGACATTGTATGACAGCGTAAGTGTATGTAAAATTGATAGCACTGGGATATTTGAGTTTTTTACCGCCCCGAATTTAACCAATGTTGATTATTCAAGTAATTCATATTATATCCCAAATAGGGGCGCAGCCGGTTCGAATTCAATATTACCCGCTATAGTTGATGTTGATGTTAGGAATAATGCATGGGTTGTATATAATTTTTCACTATCATCTTTTATATGTGTATATGACTCACAAGGAAATGTTTTAACAAATTACGAAATACCATTAAATTATATAGGAATAGATATAATTTGTACATACGAGCAGATTACATGGATTTTATTAAAAAATAAAAATAATTTTGAAAATGATGGGCTTCTAAAAATAAATCAAGGTAGTGGCGAAACTACACTCATCCCAATAGACCATAAGGTATGGGCATTTTCATATGATACAAATAATAATTTATGGTTCATTGCTAATAAAAATGATATTTTATTAAAATCATATTTTACAGATGATGTTATATACGTGAGAACGGTAAATTCTACATCAAATATAATATCACCAGATTGCAATTTTAATGGCATAGCCTCTACAACGCAAGGTAGTTTATTAATTTTTGATTATATAGACAGTAATATAAAAATATTTAACATCAATGAATTAACCAACGATCCCAATAACGCATCCATTAAAACTATAGAACTAAATGATATTAATACAAATGGATTTTATCAAAATTTTATTAATACAAAAGGAGATCCCACCGGTTTCAAGTATATTGAAAAATTTTTATATGGAAATCCTCAATTTAGTAGGCAAGGCTGTTGTAGTAATAAATTTAATATAAATCCATTGAGCGGCACAAGCATAGCAAAATTAAATGAAAATTTTGATATGACAGCACAGATTAAGAATTTTTCATTTCAAGAAACATTAAAAGATAGTAGTGATTTATTTGATATTTTTCTAGAAAAGTGTTTGGGTTCAAATAACGAATCACCTACCCTTTTAGGAAAAAAGATATACGAAAAAATATCTAATTTCGTAGATAATAACAGTTTTATAGATACATGTAATATAGAAAAATTAAATTCTATTCATAAGTTATTGAATGAAAATTTATATATTTTCAATACATATAATTTTCCACCCAATATAACAAGATTACTGGATTTATTTTCTATAAAATTATCAAAATTAAAAGGTTCGCGAAACAAATTTAATGAAAATTTTGATACCAAAGGCTACACCGAAAATTCAAATACAATTTATGGTAAGAATTTGGGTGAAAAATTAAATTTTTTGAATTCATTAATATCTATTAATGACGGATATATAGTAGCACATGAAAGATTTTCAGATACCTATACTTTATGCAATACAAACGTATTAACAGCAAATTTTATAGGAGGTACTAATACATATCCACTATCATCATATACACCTTTATGGGGATGGTCTTTAGTTCTACCAAAAACATACGACAACTACGAAATAGAGAAATATTATACCTTTTATAAATATATTTCAACTTACTCTAATGAACAATTGGAAGGCATAATAAATTGGAGTGATAAACTCACAACCATGTCAGAATCAATATCATCACAAGATGATTGGTGGAATTTAGCTGAAAATATAATTACTAGAGAATTAATGGTTGGGCTGCAATTATTG